GGCACACATTATACGAAGTGTTATATAGTTAACACTTTGATTCATATAGCTTTATTAAGCTGCTTCCACACCATCAAAGTCCAAAGCTACCAATACAGCTTTAGGCGCTCTACCTGTGAAATCCCAATCAAAGATCAATTTAGCTTTGCTCGGTAATTCCTGATGCATGTAATCATTAAAGAACTGAGCGCCTTTAATCTTGTAGTCAGTCGATTTAAAACCGATTGCGCCTTGTTCTTTCTCACGATCTGAATATTCTTGCAGCACAGTTACAACCGTGTTTGAAAACTCGATTGTTTTACCTTTATCGTCTGTAAAGTCTCCAGCAGCCTTACGGATGCCTGTAACTGTCATAATTGGATGTTGTGAATTATTCATTTGCTCACCTTTAAGCTACTGATTTAAATTGCGATACTGGTGGCTCATACCACTCAGGCAATTGTTGGGAAAAGTCGATTTCTACGAGCTTCATAAATGGAATGACATTTTTAGCCTTGTTGTCATGCAAGTTCTGCAAAAATGCCTTTGAAAAGCCACATTCGCAAAGTTCAGATAAATGTCTATAAAACGTAGGCTTAGGAAGCATTTCAGCTAATTTCTCTAAGCCATGCTCACGCACTAAACAGTACGTAGAGTAAATATTTCGGATACGTGTTTGAGAAACCTTACCGCTATTGGTAACGACAACTGGCGAGTTAGATATGGCTTCCAAAACACTTTCATCATTAATCAATTTCACAGTTTGACCTCTCATGGCATCAAAAATGCTGTGCGTTGCCTTTGTCCAAAGTGTTTGAAGTAAATCAGGATTTGCCTTCTGAAATGCTATGAGTTCATAAAGGTTCGTAGGTACTCCGTTACGTTCAAGCCAACGTTTTTTTAAACGTGATTCAAAACGTAATAGTCCGACCGTCCAGTTGATTAAACGTGAATCGGACATAACATCAACAACTCGTTGAGCTGCCTTGTCATTCTTTTTTGCCAGTTGCTTAAGTTCTTCAAACTGGGAAAGAAATTCATCATGCTTTAAATAGCATTTATGGTTTACAAGTCTGGACGTCTGACCACCCCAATACACAGAGCTATCAAACCGCTTATTGGAAAGTCTAGTTTGACCGCTACTGACATTAGCCAGAAAGTCCAGAATCTTTTTAGCCGTTGTCTGATCAGACAACTTGGCAGAATACGTAACGTCAATATGTGAAACCCAAGCACGTTCCCAATCAAGCATACGGGTAAGCACTGGGTAAGCCATGTGTAAGAAGCCAATCATCTCATCAGCACCCTGCTCTATGTCATCCGATCCAAAAACGTTATGGCCCTGCAACAACTTTGCAGGCGAAGCCTTAATCTGTACATAAGGTTCATAACTAGCATCGAAAAACACTTTCATCGCCATACCTGTGTAATGAGTCGGTACAGACTCATAAGGATGGAATAAAGCAGCAGCAGAAATCGAACCGTCATCATTCTTATGAACAGAACGAGACGCAAGTGGAATTTCTATGGTGTGAAGATCAATATCTACAAAAAAATAACGCCCTTCCGCATCTACTGAGTAGAAGCTGGATTCAAATGGCGCATTTATGCAAATATGATCTAGCATGGTTTAATTACGCATGTATACAAATAACATTTAGCAGAATTTAATACAATTACACATGAATAGCAAGCACATATAACACATATACAAGTAATATTGTATGCAAGTTAATAACCGTAAAATGTGATCAAAATGGCAGTAACAGTACGTTTAAATGACAAAGAGCAAGAATCTCTTAGAAAGAAGTGCGTAGAACTCAATAAAATTCTGATCAATAAAAATCTACAGCCGATTAAGGATAGTGAGCTAGTGCATATAATCCTTGATCAAGCTATCGATAACGTTGAAATATCAGCAAACGGAAAAGTTGTTGTTAGGAACTCTAAAGACCTCTAAAAATTCCGAAATATCGGAATAGAGTCCACCATTAGACAGCATATAGAAATAATAAATTCTCAAATTTGAGACTAGAGTCCACCATTAGAAGACGTGGACTCCCCCAACCTTCCAAAATTCGCATAATGCAGATTGATGTTAAAAAGCCCCGTGAGCTTGTCTAATCTTCTCACTGGGGCTTAGTAACATAATCTGTGCACCACATTATACGAAGCGGTAAAAATAACTATGTGTAATGTATAGCTTTATTTCGGTTTTCCGAAGATTTCAGGATGTGCAATGTTACTTGCACCATCCTCGTCTAAAACATCAATCATTAAATTACCTTTGGCAACTCAACTTGTTTAACGACATACTTCATAGATTTTCCTGAAGTAACCATTTCAAATGTGATATCAGCTTCTAACGGAAATTTATGTTGCTTAAGCAACACTAGATTTGTTCGGTCTTGCCAGTTAAAAACCTCACATGCATTACCAACCGCATTACCTTGCGATTGATCAAGTGGAACCTCACAGTACAAAGCTACATGATCATAATGACGACCATCGTCAGTTTTAAAATCAACAGCCTTAGCGCCTAAGATTTTCACTTTATTTTTAAATTGCATCATTGCTACATTCTCCGAGCAGTTATAAGCACATGATCTAACCGCTTCGGATAAGCGAATTGATCAGAGCAAGAAATAATATTGATTAACTCTTCAGGTTCAAAAACCTGTTTAAAAACATTGATATACTTGCCATATTGATGTTTAAGATTCTTAATGGCAGTATCAAAGTTAATGCGTGCAACCTTTTGAATTGTTTCAATTCTTGCAGGTTGAATATCTTCAGATAAAAATGCGAAACATGGGTATGAGGCTATGAAATACTCACTTGGAGCTAGCAACATATCGAACGGTAAAACACGGTCAATTGACTTAAATTCAACTTCAGCACGTTGCCAGTTATCATTCGGATCACCTTCAGCACGACCTTTCTCGTACAAACGAAGCATCTTGCCTGATTCACGTGCACCGACCATTAAAGTACGTCCTTTACCGTTTGGACGTTTCCAATTGCCTTTATGTTCGATATTCGGCATACGGTTGCCACAGCTAAAACCGCCTAAACCATCTTGCATATTGCCCCAATCAACATTGATCTTTTTACCTTCAAAGTCATCATGTGCAATATCAACACGAGTTAATTTAGCTCGTTTAGCAATAGTCACTAAGAAGTTGTAAAGTCTTAATTCCCAACCACTTTTAGCAAAGTTGCAACCACGGCCATTAATCATAATTAAGATGGTATTACGTTGACCGCCAATGCAGACAAAACCGAAATCTTCACCTAGTACATAGCTTTCTTTATAGAAATTCAGACCGCCATGACGGCATGCAGTCGTTGAGAATCCAAAGATGTGATGTAACTGGTGGTCCAATTCCTCTACAGCAGCCGTCCAACGGTGTGTATCGATGATGTATTCATCTTCATTCCAATACTTGTCGCCTAAAGTCTCAATTCCGATTGTGAAATTTACCCAGTCAATCACGGCAATTTCATTATCAGCAGGCAGACGGCATTGAACTGGTTTAACACCTGAAGATGTCATCACCATGTGAGCGTATGGAATTGTGTATAACGAATGCTCTTGATACGGGAGATCGGCGTCTTGCAGTTGCGTATCAGATGTCTTTACCCCCATCTTATTAATGGGGGTTACAACCATCGCATTTTTCAATCCCCCCGATAAAGCTGTGGGGTTTGATTGTTTTTTATACTCACCCATTAGCAAATCCCCATTGAACGGAAATTATCATTCTCAGCTTTCAACATGTCGTAGTACTCCGCTACTTTGGCAGACTTATAGCCCCACTCCACCATGCACATTTCAATGTGACGTAGAACAAGCTCCGACTCGTAAGCAGGATTTCCCCCAACAACTAAAGTACAGGCTCTATCGAAAATGATCTTGGCCACGATTTCGAATGCTTGTTCTGTGCTCATATATGATTTATCACAAATGATATTTTGTGGTTTTATAACATCTAATTTGTGATTTAGCAACATATCATAAAATATAAATCAGATATGATGTGTCACTTTTAGGAGAATGACCAATGGCAGTTACCGTAAGACTTAGAGACGAAGAAGAAGAAATGGTTAAAGAGACAACATTAGAAATGATGTTCGAGACCAAAATCCGGATAAAAGAATCGGACGTACTTCACACTTTAATTAGAAAGTACTTAAAAGAGATCAAAACAGAAGACGTGATGAAATACAGATCAGATGTGCTGAAGAAGGACGATTAATTATATTTATAACTTTAGTCTAACTGCCCTGCTCTAGCCTTCAGATCGCATAATGCCGACTATGTAAAAAAACGCCGATTTGCCCACAGGAATGGTTGCAAATCGGCTATGTTACATAATCAGGCACACATTATACGAA